TCATGCACAGCATAGTAACCTTCTTCCCCTAGAACAGGTTTATCATACTTGTGGTACATTAGTTGGTAGTGCCAGTGACTCATCGTTGTTTTCCTTATCTAAGAACAATTTTAACGTATAACCGTCATCCTGTAAACATATTTTTACATTATTACATTTATATTTTACATATGATCGTCCATCTTCATCGATCACTTCAACACGGGTTACGTCAGGAAAATGTGTTCGGATTGTCTGAACACTTTTGCATACTAAGTTGGAGTTGTCCATAGTCATTATTATCGTCTTTCTGAAAGCAGTAAAAGTGTATCATTTATGTAACATGGAACCATGTAGGTACTTCACGCTTAGACCAAACCATACCAAACCGCTTTTGCTTTGTCTCATAGTATTCACGGTATGACCGCACTGGATCTTCTTCGTGCATGCACTGTGGTTCATGTTGCATAGCAAGTTTAAATGGTGTTTGGGAAATATCTTGTGGAATATTTTTTGGTGGTATGGACAAAACTTCTTCTAGTTTTGTAAACGTAGAGTGTTTCTTTTCATACCGATATTCATACTCAATAGCAAGAGCACAGAAATGGTCATAGTGCCAAGCATAATTTGCTAGTGATTCCATAGTCCAGACAGTACAAGGATGATTGACGTGAACAGCTTTGTAAAGCAGATCTTCTTTGTAAGAGTCTGACATATGCCACTTGTCAACCATACGTTTACCTGACTTAGATGGACCTTTAGTTTTAACGCCATCAAGTACACGATGCGCAGTTGATAGCATCTGACCAGATTCCAAAATCATTTTGACAACATGCTTGTCGCACTGTAGTTGAGCCGCACGTATTGGGTTTTTATCAAGAACAAAAATATTCATATTACCAAATCTTCCTCATTATCATAACCATAGTTATAAGCAGCAATCTCGATCTTCCTCATTATCATAACCATAGTTATAAGCAGCAATCTCACCAACCGTCATGTTGTCTTTTTGAACACGCTCTGATTGATACGTATTACCAACATAATAATGAGGATCATAGTGACGACCATAATAACGATCAGCAGATCCACGATCCTGAGGTGAATTGTGGCGCGGCAGCTTATCTGTTTTAATTATATCATGATCATACATTATGCTACTACCAATTCTGGTTTGTCACCTATAGCAAGAAAACCAACTGAATCAACAATAACTTGCGTGCCATCCTCTGCAATAATCATATCACCAACAGAAACAGAATGCATTTGAGAAATCCGTTCGATGTTTTGTTCTGGGCCAATGTTACCAATTTCAAACACTTGGTCATAGTCTTCTGCAGTGATGTTAGCAACGTGAGTGTAATAACCTTTATCCCACGCTTCAGCAGCATAAGAAGCCTTCTTTTCAAAACCACCAAGGCCAGCAAAAGACATTTTTTGTTTTAGTTCATTTGCTGGCACAGCAGCATGATCACCTGTTGAGTTAATAAGAGCAATTTCTTCTTTATTCAGGCGGATTTGGTAAACTTGATAAATCATTATGATCTCCTATGATCTGTTGATAATTTAATATACCATATGTAAGTACCAATGTAAACCCCTAATTAACACTTTTTAAAACTTTTTTCGAAAAAGGGTATAAGTGTATCATTTATGTTACAGACAACCTTTTAAAAATACTATCAGCACCAATATTTTTTATGTAAGTATATCCTAATTCCCCTACAACATACTTCTCATCTACAGTTTCAAGTACAAGAATTGGTGAACATTTCTTTATTGTATCCGTAGCACCTTTTAATATATTTGTTTCATATCCCTCTACATCAAGGTGTATAACATCTGGGTAAACAGACATGCTATCTATTGTAAGAACTCTAGTTGGACCTTCTTCTTTTACAACATGAGTTGCACCAAAGTTCTTTCTATCATTGTGCATAGTTACTTTACCAAGCTCCTTGCCAAGAGCACAACTAAATGCTATAACATTTTCTGTATTTTCTTTAAGGCAATGGAAGTTATCTGGATCTGGTTCAAAGGTCCATACCTTACCAAATGTTTTAGAATAGTAATCAGCATATATCCCACAAGCACCTCCTGCTTGTATAATAACACCTCTTTTATCAGATATATCTGTTACAGTTTGGGGAATGATTCGCCCATATTTTTCTTTATTTAAATGTCGCCATAGATGAACATCTTCCTTTGGCCACATATAATCTTTTTTCCATTCTTTACTATAACGTGTTTCGTACATTAAATGCCCCTAATATTCCTGGTTGTCTACGACCTCTATGTTCATTTGTATAATAGAAATAGTCTGGATTATAGATTAAGTCAAACAGACCAGATTTCTTTACCGCACGTTGTACATCAGGTAACTCTATATTATCCATCATAATGACTTTAGGATTAAACGAGAGTGCTAGTTGAATGTCTAAGTAGGGAACATCTCCGCTATGATTACCATCGATGAATACCATATCATAACGTTCATCCCAAGTTCCACCATAGTCAGTTGATTTGATTTTTTTATACTCTACTCTGTGACCATATCTTTCCTCTAATGCTATACCAGCACCAATTGAAAACCGGTTAGGATCAATCGTAATAATTTTATTCAAATAATACAGATGTTCTAAAAACATTGTAGTAGAGTACCCAGCAAATGTACCAATCTCAAACATTGTTTTGATCTTATGTTCTCTACCAATAGCAGAAACCCATTCTTGTAATTGTGGATTATCGTATGGTAGATAGCCCCAACCTTGCATCCCAATCTTAGGATCATGTTGGTTTTCATCAGGAACTGGTAAGAAACTTACATCTAATGGATACATTGGAACTCCTTTAAAGTATATATCACATAAAAAAAGAGGCGCCGAAGCGCCTCTAGTTGTAGATAGTGGTTGTTTCCACTTTCTTTTATTTATGCACCAAGAATGGAGTCCACTCTGAAGATACGGTAGTAAGGGTTAGTTTTAACCGCTGCCAAACCGTTTGCAGGTGTTGCACCAACGAATGGGTTAGAAGCCATGCCGTAGCGTGTCTTGAAACCAATTTTAGGCTGGAAGCTTTCTTCTGATACCGCACGAACCATTGTGAGTGGTACGTATGGGCAATAGAATACACCAGCGTCGTATGGGTTAGTACCTTTGTAGCCTACATTCATGTAGTCTGTAGAAGCATATGGGTCAATATAGACCTTAGTGCGACCATTCAGAACACCAGCGAATGTGTTGCCTGTGTCATCTACTTGCAAGTTTGTAGACATTGCTGGGGAGTAGTCCAACATGCCAGAAGCAGCAAGTGCAGAAGCAACATCGAAGAACAGATAACAAAGTTACCTTTACCACGACGTGTTTCTTTAGCGATGATGTTAGATTCACGCTCCATCTGAAGGATCAGACCTTTGATTTTTTCAACTGACCAGCGGCCGTCTGCATCTGTCTGCAAGTCAAAGATACCGTTCACTGCAGTGTTAGTTTGCAATGCACCAGTTTTGGCTTGAGAGTTTACAGTACGGATGACTTCACGGTTGATTTCTGCAAGGATCTCTGTGGACAGAATGTTAGCCAATTCTGTTTCAGCGTCCAGACCGTGGATTGCTTTCAGATCCTGTGCAAGTTCCAAGCTGTATTCAGCTTTCAGTGCACGTGATTTTGCAGTCACGGTTGCTTTTTCAATGGTGAAACCCATCTGGTTGAATACAGAACCACCAGTTGCGCCGAGTGCTTCAGCGTCATCTGTTGGCATACCACCTGCACCAAGTGCAGTCAAGCGAGCATCATCTGCAGTTGAGTCAGAGTCAAGGTTGGATACGTTAAGACCAGATGCGTTATCTGAGTCGTGTGTACCAGAAGAATCGCCAGAGAAGCGTGTTTCTGCTTCGTTGAACAATGCTTCACGGTTAGAAGTTGAACCACCTTGGTAACGTGATTTCATCGCAAAGATGAGACCAGTTGGACCAGTCATTGGCTGAACACCACACATGTCGTATGCCATCATGTTTGGCATTGCACGACGTACGAGGCTGATCAGTACTGGGTTCCAGTTAGCAGCAGAACCAGTTGCGTTAGCAGGTTCGCCTGTGCCTTCTGCGAGGTAGTTTTGTTGAGCTTGCTGGGTAGCGAACTCTTTTTCTTGGTTTTCCAGAACAACTGCTGTAACAGCTTTTCTGTGGTTGTCGGTGATAGCACCAGCTGATTGTTCATTCAGAACCGGGGCCCACTTTTCGACTAGACGATCATAAGATTCCATTATTTGGATCTCCTTAGTAAGTTGTTTTGCGCATTGCGCTTAGATATGATGCCATTGTGTCAGACACTTCAATGATGGACTGAGAATCATCTTCTACAATACCTTCCTCGAGTGCTTCTGCAGCAGCAGTTGCTTTACTTGCAGAACCTTTTTTAAAATAAGATTCTTTAATGGTGGCGACTTTACCAGAGAATGTTTCTGCATCCCCGAAATATACATCCTCAGCCAACTTGAAAAGTTTTTCGGCTTCAGTTGCAGCAAGACCTTCTGCGTGTTCTGCAATAATAGCATTACGCTCATGTCCTTCGAGTGCTTCATTCATCTCAATTGCTTCGGCTGTAGCAGCATCTAATTTTGCTTCTAGTTCTGCAACAGACTCAGACAATTCGTCAACGAGATCAACTTTGGATTCTGGAACCGTAATATACGATTCTGTGAAGAGATTCTTCAAGTTCTCCATGAACTCTTCAGAAATTTCAGTGCGCAAGCCAGTTTCGACTGCTACACGATTTTCTTCCATCCACTGTTCAACTACGTAGTTTAGGTAACCATCAACTTTCTCAACAAGTTCGTCTTTGAAAGTATTGGTTTCTTCATTGAGTTTTTCCGCATACTGTTCTTCCAAACGGTCAACTTCTTCGGTAAGTTTTGACTTGAATGCTGCTTCAAAAATGATTGCAGCCTTACCTTTGAAACCTTCGGAAAGAGTAGCTTCTTCTGAAATTAGTGCTTCAAGATCTTCTTCAAAATCAACATCTTCTGCTTTATAAGAAGCCATTACAGCTTTAGGTGCAGCATCTGTTTTTTCTGAGTTTTTCTTGTCGCCCTTACGAGCTGCTGCTGATTTACCTGCATTCTCTGCTTTCTTAACAGATGCTACAGAATCGGCCTCAGCATTTTTTGGATCTTGCATTTCGTTGATTTCGATCTCGTCATCATCGAGTGCAACATCCTGTTCTACTTGATCAGTCATGATTGACTCCTTTAAATTTTCAGTAACGAGAGGAAATTCTTAAATTCACGTACCTGTGTCTCATAGAGATCAGCACGTGGTGCTTTCTTAATTTCAGTCTCAATTCTTTCAATTTCTTGTGGTTCAATAACGCCATTATTCCAAACCCAATCTACACCTTCCATTATTCCATTAACAAAAGCTTTAGATGCACTTGGGTCTTGTACGATGTCAACTGTATTTAACATAAAGTCATCTTTGACATACATAGTGCCGTTTTTCTCCTCAAGACTTCCCATACCACGAGTTGACACTCCTAGTTGAACACCACCTTCAAGCAGACCAGCAACGATCTGTCCCATAGGAGTTTCCAATATTCGTGCCTTACCCATCACATTATTACCTTCCATTTTCAGGTCAGTAATGAGATGGGATACCTTATCCAAGTTCACGGTGGGACCATCTGGATGGTTTAGTTCCCCTACCGCTCTATTGGTTTTTACTTGTTGTTTTACATAGGTGTCAACGGCTCTTTCCATAACGGCTTTGGGATATACCCTACCATTACGGTTCTTGCCTTCTGCCACTGCAAAGATACCTTCAACAATGTATTTCTTTTTACCTGTCTCATCATTCTTTTCGACCAGACATTCCACATTGGATTCTGTATACTCTGTAATTAGTTTCATTCGGATTTCCTATGTAAAAATATTCAATTATTTACACTTATTTATAACTTTAAGTATTTACACTTTTTAAAAAATTAATCTTCTTCTTCGTCCATATCATCCCAGGCACCACTTTCATCATCAATCTCATCTACCATAGCATCAATTTCATCATCAGTAACATCAATATCCTCATCATCATCATCTAGATCGAGTTCAA